CGTCTTGGCGAACTGGCACCGAGGGCAGAAATGATCACGGCCTACGAGCGCATCATGGTCGGGGTGAAAAACGCCGTGCTTGGGATTCCGAGCGCGGTCATGCCGTTGATAATCCCGCACCTGAAAGACCAGAACAAGGCGCATGACATAATGGCGATACTTGACAAGGCTTCACGAAATGCTCTCCGCAACGCTTCAAAGCGCAGTACCTGAATTGGAGGATAGGCTGTTCGAGGTGATCGAACCGCCGCCGCCGATGACCGCTCTTGAATGGGTGGAGTCGGAGGATGGCCCGGTTCTCTCCGAGCGCACCAGCGGTATCAGTGGCAAGTTGAGTCTGGATGTGACCCCGTATCTGCGCTTCCCGCTGGAAGTATTCTCTGACCGCCATGTGGAACGGATGGCCCTCTGTTTCGGAACCCAATCCGGCAAGACGACATTCCTTCAATGCGCCCTCGGCTACGTGATCGACTACGATCCCGGCCCGACAATGTTCCTGCGGCCCACGATGAACGAGGCCAGCGAGTTCTCCCGCGACCGAATGATGCCATTCATTCTGGATTGTCCGACGCTGGCCCGTCATGTGCCGGGGCGAATCGAGGACACGCTAAAACCCTTGGAGTACAGGCTGGATCGAATGACCATGCGCTATGCGTGGTCGCAGTCGGAGGTATCCGTCCGAAGCCACCCGATCCGCTACCTGATCAAAGACGAGTCGAGCGCATACGCTCCGGGTGCATCTGCCCTTGCCGACGAGCGAACAAAAACCTATTGGAACCGCAAGATCGTAGAGACTTCAACCCCGTCGCAGGATACGGATACGATATGGCGATATATGGGAATGAAACGCAAGGCCGGAATAAAGCCGGAGGACGTATTCATCACCAAGTCATACGAGTCTGAATCCGCCACCACCGTGTTCTTCTATGAAGTGCCTTGCCCGCGATGCGGGAAATATATCAGGCTGGAAGCGTCACAACTTCGAGGGCCAAAGAAGATGGTCCTACGGGACATCGATGCGCACGGATGGTATGAATGCCAGAAGTGCCACGGCAAGATCATAGACGCGGAAAAGCAGGACGCAGTATTGCATGGGAAATGGGTGACCGATAATCCGGGAGGCAGATGGGTCGGATACCATCTCAATTCACTATATGCGCCGTGGGCTTCATGCCGATTCGGCTCAATAGGGTATCAGATGCTAAAGGCAAGATGGAGCAACGATTATGAAATAATGAAGTCCTTTGTGAACAACTGGCTGGCCCTGCCGTACTCGCTGGAAGATTTGGGCGCGGACGTTATCACGCTGACCAGCATCGAGAGGAGCAAGGCGATTCTTTACTATAAGAACATCGTGCCGAACCGGGTCAAGGCGTTGACGGTTGGCGCGGACGTTCAACTTGATCGCATTTACTGGACGGTGATCGGATGGAACACCTACCAAGACGAGGACGGCAATCATAAGGTTGAATCGTGGGTGATCTCATGGGGCCAGTCGCCAGACTTCGCCAGCTACGACAGGGACGTTCTCATGCGGGAGTACAACCGCGAGGATGGCGTCAAGATGATCGTGGTCTGCGGCGGAATGGATGGACGCTATCGCGGGGCCGATGTCAAAGAATACTGCGCCGCGCAGAAGCGCATGGCCGTGGTCTATGGCGAGCAGAGCATCCGGCACACCACGGCGACCAACGCCCTGCCATTCCGCGCAACGCATATTGATCGGGACAGCAAGGGGAAAGCCCTCGTCAATTCGCGGGTTGGATACCGCATCAACACAGTGTACTGGAAGCAATGGCTATACCAGCGAATGAACCTGATCGGGGACAAGATCATTCACCATCTGCCATCCGACGATAACAAGGACACGAAGCAGTATATCCGGCACATCTCATCCGAGGTAGAAGTGACCGAGCGCATGAAAGGCTCCACGCAGACGAAGCGGGTTTGGAAGGTGCGTCCCGGATATTCGGAAAACCATTGGCTGGATGCCACGGTGTACGGGTCGGCCATCGCATCCATCAAAGGCATTTTCGGAATGGCCCCGGATGGCCCGATTCTTGGCGAAGTGAAAACGGCAGAAGCGAAACCGGAACAGGCGGCAGTCAAGCGACGGCCCTCGTTCATTGAAAGGAGACCGATACGATGAAGCGACCAAAGAACCGAATGGCGACCAACCGCCAAACTCGAATCAAAGCGACGAAGGAAACGCGGGAGGAACATCGTCGCAATCAATGGAAGGGTGCGGCGGTGGACATGAACACCGGGAGATGCCCCAACTGCGGGAGTACCCGGAACAAGATCGAGAAGACCTATCCGGCCATCCCGATTGAGGGGGGCGCGGTGATCAAGAGGCTACATGACTGCGCCAACTGCCCGACTCGTTTCGCCACCCAGCAGGAAATACCATCCCATGACTTGAAGCACTATCGGCGGGAGGCTGAATAATGTGACGGGAATAAAGGGGGGGGGTTAACCCCTACTTTCGCGAACGCCCTTATGTATTAAGATTAAGATTTAAGAGTATATATATATAATATATATAGGGCGTTCGCGGGGGTAGGGGATAACCCCCCCATCTGGAATCTATATAATTGCCGCAATCGCAACGCCATAACTTTTAAAACGCATCCGCGAAAATGAAATAGTTGGGGGGGTTAACCCATTTTCAAAAAAAGGTTAACCCCCCCCTTAAAACGACCACCCGCCGAGAAGCCCGAAATGAAAAACGGCCAGAATCTCCCCTGCCGCGTTTTGCCACCTTCCCGCCCGGTTCTATGGGGTCACCCCTTTGGATCGTTCTGGGGCGATCCTGACGGGAGCAATCGGCCACCAGACGCAGAATGTCCCCCTACGGGTTGCGGCACCCTCACCGAACAGCGTACAAGGTAAGGCATGGCAGAAGTACTCACAAGCGCGGAGATCAATGCGGCCATCAGCGAGATCATGACGGACGGGCAGGAAGTCACCGTTGGGGATCGTACCTACAAGGCCGCGAATCTGGGCGACCTGCAAAAACTGCTCCAAGAGGTATCCGCCGCCGAGAGGCAGAAGGCGGGGACGATGTTCGTGCGGGCTGGATTCGGGCGGGTGACATGATGAGTCGGCTGGATGGGATCATGGGGATCATCGCCCCCGGACGGGTAGAGCGCAGGGCCAAGGCGCAGGAAACTCTGGCGCGGGCCGACGCGATCCGCCGCATGACCGATCTTGCCGAAAAGGAATATCTCGCCAAGCGGGCATCTTTCAAGGCATCCGAAACCAATCGCATCAATTCCCATTGGAGTACATGGCGCGGGGATATCAATACCATCCTCCGCTCCGAACTCCGCACCCTCCGCAACCGCTCCCGCTGGCTGACGTACAATAATCCCCATGCCGGATCGGCCCTCTCCACGATGATCAACTACGTCATCGGCACCGGGATGATGCCGCAGGCGGCGGTGCGCCAAGTCCTGTCCGTCACCATCGACGGGAAGAAGCGCAACGAGATCGTGGAGATGTCCAACTGGAACGACTACATGGACGACCTGTTTGAAATGTGGTCGAACAATGTGGATATGAATTGCACGGCAGACGACCCATGCACTTTCCAAGCGCAACAGGCGATGGTGTTGAGGCGATGGTTCGAGGATGGAGAATGCTTCATCCGTACCCGCGCCGTCAAGAGTTGGGAGGTGATTCCGTTCGCCTCCGAAATCCTGCTTCCCGAATGGCTGGATGAATCCATCACCGAATACAACGGCAACGATGTATTCATGGGCATCGAGATTGACAAGTTCGGGCGCAAGCTGGCCTACCATTTCATGTCGGCAGACGGGGACGGAACTCTCACAGCAGGCCGGAAAACGGTTCGGGTTCCCGCCTCCGACATGATTCATCTTTACGTCCGGCACCAGCCCCGGCAACTGCGGGGCGTTCCTCCGCTGGTCGCTTCAATGGATCGCTTCTTCCATTTGGACGAGTACAGCGAATATGAATTGATCGGCGCGAAGATTGCCGCTTGCTTCGGCGCATTCATCACCACGCCAGCCGGGGATGCGGGCGATGTCACCACGCTGGGAAACAAGACGGATGTGACCGATGCGGATGGCAACGTGCTGACCACGGTGGAACCGGGCATCATCGGCAAACTGCCTCCGGGGTATGGCGTCCAGTTCGCCCAGCCGCAGAAACCCGGCGCGACCTTCGGGATGTTCACCGAGTACCACCAGCGGGCCATCGCGGCGGGCGTTGAGTACGGGCTGTCTTACGAATCCATGACGAGGGACACTAGCAAATCATCTTTCGCTGGCGGCAGGCTTTCCCAACTGATGGACTTCCAGACGTTCCGATCAATCCAGACCCTTATCGGTTCGCAGTATGTCCGAATCATGTACAACCGGCTTCTGGATGCGGCGGTATCGAGCGGAGCGGTTTCCGCCCCCGGATACTTCATGCCGTCCCCCGGACGCAAGTTCTGGCAACGGATGGAAGTGCTGACGAGCGGCTGGCCGTGGGGAATCAATCCATTGCAAGAGGTGAACGCTTCCCGCGAATCCATGAAGGCGGGAATCACTACGCTTGCCGACGAATGCTCCTACCTTGGGCGAAGCTGGAAACAACAACTCCGGTTGAAGCACAAGATCGATCAGGAATGCAGGCGGCTGAATATCACACTCTCGTCTGATGCCGCCACCGGAGAACTGCCCAAGACGCAGAATGTCCCCGATGACGTTGACGAAGAAACCCCTGCGGAGCAACCTGCCAGCGTATGAAACTTAGTAAGCGATTCATCCAGTCTGCCGAAAGCCGTTTTCACGGCATGGACAATGTGACCATCGAGGAACGCGAAGGCGTGGCGGCAGTTGTGCGGGAGAACGATCCGGCCCGCCGTTTCATTTCAACCGCCATCGAGGTCACGCGGGAAGCCGAATCCGGCGATACCATTGACCTATCCTTTTCCAGCGAATCGCCCGTCAAGGTGTGGGGCGAGGATGAAGTGCTCTCCAACCACACGGATGATGTTGATCTTTCCCCGATCCGCGAGGTCGGCGCGATTCTCAAGAACCATTATCCTAGCATGATCGTCGGCGCACCGGAGAAAGTCTGGATCGACGAAGCCTCCCGCAAGGGCCGCGCTACGATGCGATGGGGGACGACGCAGATCGCCAAGGACGCCAAGCACGAGGTTATTATTGATAAAACCCTGCGCGGCGTATCGGTTGGCTATCGTGTATCCGAGTGGGTCTATCTGAAAGATGCCACGCAGAAGTATCGTGAAATCAGCGGCCCCGCATGGGTCGCGGCCAAGTGGTCTGTGCTGGAAGCGTCCCTGACGCCCATCCCCGCTGACC